GTCCCACCCCTCCGTCAGCACGTTCTCGCGCAACTCCGTCTCCGTCAGGAAATCCTTCACGAACACCACCCGCGCCCGTTGCAGCGTGCTCGTCTCCACCGGGAAGAAAATATCCTCGGCGAACCGCCGCGCCATCACGCACGGACCGTTCTTCGCCACGTAAGTCTCCGGCATCGTCGCGATCCCCTTCTCGCGCAACTCGCGGACAAGCTTGCGCGCCCGCGTCAACTTCAACCCCAGCACCTTGACCGCGAGCTCCGCCAACTCGTCCTCCTTTGTAACGTCCATCACCTCCGCCGACAACTTCGGCCGCCCAGCCCTCTGCGCCTCGTAACCCACCTCCTCGAGCGTGATCGTCCGATACTTCGCCGACACCTCGCGCTCCCACGACACGTGCCACGCCGCCAGCCCGTAGGTGAGCATGTATTGGCACGCCAGCTCCGCCTCGCGCCGGAAATCCCGCTTGTTCACCGTGCGGATGTGGTCCATCACCTTCTGCACCGCGCCGGCGCGAGCCATGTCCTGGGCGCGACGCGGCACCACCTTGAGCTGCGCCCGCTGGAACGCCATCAACAACACCACCAGCAAGTCCTGCACGATGCTGTCCACCGTCGGAATCCTCGCGTCCGAGCCGCCCTCCCACGGGAACGGGTCGTCATTGATGTATTCGCGGTGCTTCTTGCCGTCGGGCGCCTGCCCTTCCCATCGCATGAACCGCACCTGCTCCGCCCGCTGCGTCCGGCTCAGCGAGTTCCAATACCCGCCCGCCTTCTCATACTCGATGCGCAGCAACTTCACATCCGGCGTCTCCGTCACCTGCAACAACTCATCATGCTCATTCGTTTCCATACATCACCCCTTTATTCTCCGTGTCTTCCGTGTCTTCTGTGGTCGAAATCCCATTCATCCCTCATCCCTTCCCTCAATACCCCCTTCCTCCTCCCCAGCACACCGCCGCCTTCTCATCCCGCCACTCCACCGGCCGCTTCGCCGCCATCTTCAGGCAGTCAATCGGGTCCTTGCAAGCCCCCTTCTCCCCGTCCGCCCCGGTCCACTCACGCAAGGCGTAAATCACATTCTGGCACTCCCTCGACACATACAACCTCGGGCAGTTCAGCGCCGTCACCTTCTCCTCCACCGCGTAATCCAGCCAGTCATTGATCAGCGTGCTCCCCTCGTCCACCTTGCACGCTGGCGCCGGCTCGAAATACATCGGCTCGCCCGACACCTTCCCCTCGCTGTCCCGCTGCTCCTCCAGCATCATCTCCACGATGCTCGTCCCCTCGTCAATCCCCGGCACCGCCGCGTTGCCAGCCCGCGGGTCAATCAACCGCCCCTCGATCACCTCGCCCTTCTCCAGCTCCGCCAGCAGTTGCTTGTAACCCGTGATCCCGCGCCCCGCGTCCGTCTTCTGCGCCGGCCCCGGCTTCCCGTCCGCCTTCTCGCTCGGCAACGCCCATTCCCCGTGCGTCTGCACCGGCGGCCACTCGCGATACACGAACCTGCGCCCAAGCGCGTCGCACCGAATCCACACAAAGAACCAGTTCTTCGCCCCACCCGGATCGCACACGCACCAGTTCGACCCCTCCTTCGGCACCTCCTCCGGGCCCACGATGTTCACCTCGCCGAACTTCGGGAACACGTTCCCCGTGAGCTTGTCCGCCCAGCCGTAGGCGCGAATCTTCACCTCCGGGCTTGGCCGCCCCTTCAACGCCTCCACCAGTTGGTCGTAGGGATTGTAGGGATTCGCCGACGTGTGGAAGTAAATCACCCGCTGGCTCTTCCGCGGCGGCTCCAGCACGAACGGCATGTGCCCCCTCCTGCACCCCTGCACGTTCACACGGTCCGGCAGCAACGGGCTCGGCAATGACTCCGCCACACGTGCGCCCGAGACATAATCCTTCACCACCAGGCTGAACCCGTTCACCGGCGTGAACGTGATCACCAGCTTCCCGCGCCGCGTCACCAGCCTATACCTCAACGTCTCCACCCAATCATACGGCACAAGCTCGTCGCACCAGATCAGGTCCAGCTCGCCGCCCTCGATCACCTTCGGGTCCTGGCAATAATTCATGAACCAGCACTGGCTCCCGTTTGGCAGCACGAAAGACCCCTCGCTGAACCCGTTCTTCTGCGTGTAACACACATTCGCCACCCGCCCCTTCTTCCCCATGTTCCGCCATTCCGGCGGCAGATACTTGTGCACCACCGGCTGCTGCATCGCCACGCTCGTCTTGTCGCTCGAATGCAGGCACCACACCCGTGCATTCTCGCGCGACACCAGCGCCTCCACCACCAGCTTCGCCGCCAGCTCCGTCTTGCCCGCGCGGTTCCCGCCTTGGATCAGCAGGTCATCGCACACCTTCAACAGTTCCCTTGACTTCGCCCACGTGTAGGGCTCGTGCCCGTAACGCAGCGGGTCCTCCTGTTCGAGCACGATCAACCGCTCCCGCTTCTGCAGCCAGTCAATCATCTCCTCGAACGCCTTCGGCGACGACCGTGCGAACGCCACCTGCTCCGGCGACGGCAGCGGCAGGCTCGGCCACGGCGTCGGCACAAACCCGCCCACACCCGCAGTCCCCGCCTTCTCCATTATCGCCGCCTCACTCATCCCTCATCCCTCCTACCGCTCCCCATTCCGATGCCCCTCCACCATCCGCATCTGCTCCACAGCCTTGCGCGCCACCTCGCCAGCCTCGCGATACAGCCTTTCTCTTGCCGCGTTGTCCTTCGTCGCGCCCGCCACCGTCGTCAGCACACGCACCACCTCGGCCGTGTCGTTGCCAATCTGCGCCGTCAGTTGCGTCTTGAAGTCCGGCGCCGGCCACCGCGGCTGGTCTCCCTGCCGCTGCGCCCGCCGCACCTCCGCGCTCCATCCTTGCATCGCCGCCCGCGCCGGCCCGTAGCGGTCGTAGAAATCCGCCACGTGCTGGTTCTGCGCGTTGAAGTGCCCGCCCCTGCGGAACAACGTGCCCGCCACCGGCAGGTCCGACGGCTCCCGCTCACGTCCGCTCCTCGGCGCACCCAGCCCGATCAGCGGCAGCGCGTCCATGACCGCGCCGCCGGCGACCGCGCGCACGAACGCGTCCACGCGCAGCGGGCTCACGTCCGGCAGCGCCTTGTTGACCGCTCGCGCCAGCATCGTCGTGTAAGGCTGCACCTGTTGCTTCGGCGGCAGGCCTTCCATGCTGCGCGGCACGATGGGCCGGTCCCAGAACGCAATCCGGTTCTCCCACTGCTCCTTCATCGCCTTCAACAGCACCGGGTAATCCATCGGGTTGACCTGGTCGAGCGCCACGCCCAGCGCCTTATTCACCGATGTCGGGTCGCGCCGATACCACGCATCCGCCAGCGCCTCGGGCACGCTCATGAACGCGTGCCCCCACTCGAACGGCCGCGGCAGCCGCCACAGGTTCTTGCCGTCGTCAATCCACGTGTAGAGATACCGCTCCCGCCACGGCAGCGCGCGATACCATTCCTCGTCCTTGTTCCGCCACCAGTTTGCCAGCGTCGGCGCGAGGAACACCGCCGAGCCCAGCAGCAACGACCGCACCGGATGTTCCTTGAACGCCCGCCCAAACGCGCGCAACCCCTGCACCGCCGGGTTGTAGAACGGCACCGCCTGGTTGAGAATGCGGCTCACGTCCCCGCTGGCGCTGAAGTCCACCGTCACGCGCTTCGCCGCCAGTCCCATCGCCACCGCCTGGTCCGGCGTCATCGGCGTGCCCGGTGTCCAGCCGACCTTGTCCGCGATCGCCTTCAACTCCGCCACGCGCGCCACCGACTCCGGGATGCCCAGCACCTGCCGCAGATGGTCCACCGGGTTCTTCACGATGCACAACAACCGCCCGTGGAACAGCTCGTTGCTCACGCGTTTCGTGTGGCTGATGTCCAGCCCGAGCGGCTGCCCCATGTGCGCGCCGAGGTTGTAGAACGCCTCCGTGTAGGCGTTGCCCTTGCCGCCGAAGCCCGCGCGCAGAGCGCCGGCCAGCGCCGCCGGATACGCCGCCAGCGCCTTCGCCGGATTCTGGCCCGACTGCATCAGCAACGTCTGCAAGTCGCGCACCGGGTTGGTGATGAGGCTGAACCCCGGCCGCAAGCCCGTGGTGGTCAGACGCCAAAACCTCGTATGCGCGCCCAGCGTCAGGTCCAGCACCGCGCCCACCGCCGGCACACCGGGGAACGCGTTCTTGAAACTCCACGTCAGCAAGCCGTCCAGCGCGTGATACAGTTCCGGCTCCACCTGGAACCAGCGCCGTGCGTTGCGCGGCCCGACTGCGATGATCGGCGCCGTCCCCTTCGGCACGTCCGCCGGCGTCCAATATTCCAGCAAGCGATCCTCGGGAATCCCGGTCGTGTCCAGCCCCATGTCCTCGAGCTGCGCCCGCACCTGCTCGATGTTCACCACCTTGCGCACGTTCGCCCGCGGCACGTTCTCGATCAGGTGGCCCATGCCCTCGATGTTCGCCACCTTCACGATCGCGTTGGCCACCAGCGCGCGATTCGCACGGTTAACCAAGCGAGCCGCATTGATGAACGTCTGGTCGAAGATGTCCTTCACCGGCAGCGCGCTTCCGCGCATCCGGAACATGGGATTGCTCGCGGCCCGCGCCGCAGCCTGCTTCGCCTTGGCCGGGTCAATCATGCGCGCCAGCGGCGCGTAATCGTGGCTGCCCTGCTTGATCGCCTTCACCACGTCCGCCATGCCGGGATCCGCCTGCACCACGTAGTCGAGCACGCCGTCCCACCACTTGTAATAACCATCCGCCGCCCGTCGAAACTCCGGCGAATCGTAGAGCTGCACCAGGTGCCGCGCGTCCGCCAGCGTGATGCCCGGATGCTTCGGGTCCGGCACCGTCTGCTTCGCCCCCGTCTTCGGGTCCCGCACCGTCCTCGTCCTCGTCCACCGCTCCACCGCGCGCCGCCCGAACAAATACAGCAGGAACTCCGGCCGCTTGCCCTGCACCGGCGCGAGCACTTCCTTCAAGCCCGGCCCGGTCACGTTCCCCCACACGCCCACCATCCCGCGCGTCGCCATGCGGTTCACCAGCGCCCCGGCGCTCCCGCGCTTCCAACTCGCCAGTTGGAACGGGTCCTCGGACGGCGTCAACTCCGGCAACCCGCGCTTGGCCCGCAGCCGGTTCGCCTCGTCCCGCAGCCGCTCGATGCTCGCGAACGATTCGACCTGCCCCTGGTAACCCACGAACTTCCCCAGCGCCTCCGCCACGCGCCGGAACGCGCCCGGCTCGCGCACCATCTGCGCCCGCGCCACGGTGCCCATCAACCGATGCGTCGTGATCAAACTCTTCGCGTGCTGCAACGCCGCGCCGACCTGCGGATGCGCCGGCATGAACGTCCCCTCCAGCCAGCGCGTCAGCGCCGGCGCGACCCTCGCCGCGTCATCCGTCGTCAGCCACGTGCGGAAGAACTCCGCCCACCCTTCCGCGTGATACCCTCCCAGCGGTTTGGTCGTCCCGTAGAGTGCCCTGCCCAGCGCCTCCATCTCCGCCAGCGCGGCGGGCGAGCCTCCGGCGCTGCCGCTGGCGCGCACGCTGCCGAACACCTGCTTGCCCAGGTCATGCGCCACCTCGTGCGCCGCGGCCGGGATGTCATCCAGCGACCTGAGCCGCACCACCTCCGGCCGCTCCTTGTAAATCCCGCGCACCTTCGACTGCGGCGGAATCCGGCCGCTGCGGATGGGCGTCCGGCCACCGGCCGCGCGGGAGACCGCTTCGAGCGCGGCGTTCACCTCGGCGACGCTCGCGCGCTCCTTCACCAGCGCGTCCATGCTCACCGGCAACCCCGGCGTCCCACCCGCCGGCAACGTCACCATGCCATGCTCCCTCTCTCCGCCTTCGACGTTGGACGTTGGACGTTGGACCTTGGGTGTTTCCTTCGCTTCCGTCTCCCTCGGGCTCCACAAATCCCCTTCCCCAAACATATCCCCCTGCCCCAAATCGCCCGTGGTCCCGGTCAGCCGTTGCGCCTGCCGCTCGGCCATCCTGCGCTTCTGCTCCGCCGCCGTGGCTTTCGATTCCTCCTGCTTCAACCGCGCCGCCATCTCCGCGCTGCTCTCCGGCCGCTCAAAACTGAACGCCCCCTGCATGTCCACCGGCATCCCATGCTCTCCGCCCTCGCGCTCGAACGCGCTCGTGTCCAAATCCTCTCCCGCCTGGATGTTCCGAAGCACCTTCATCTTCCGGTCCGCCACCTCCATCCGGCGTCCATCCGCGAAGCTTCTGCGGTTCACCCACACGTGGAACTCCGCCGGGCTGGCCGTGTTCCTCCGGCTCACCCGCCCGAACATCTGGTCCAGCACCTCGGCGCTGAAGTTCAGCGTCGCCGCGTGCGCGCTCCGCGGCCGGTTGCCGACCTGGTCGTCCATGTCCAGCCCCGCGCCACCGCTCCGCGGCGTCGCCAGCAACACCCGCACCCCGCGCTTCTGGAACGCCGACGCCGCCAGCGCCTTCTCCTTCGGGCTGTCCTCGAACACCTTCGCGAACGGAATCTTCCGCTTCTCCAACTCCTTCGCCAGCTCGCCCAGGATGCCCGGCACCACCTTGCCCGTGCTCCGCATCGTGGTCGGATTGAACCCCTCACCAAACACGATCACGGCCTTGCCCGCCTCGTAGTCCTCGAGCACCGCCTCCAACACCTCGGGCAGCTTCTGCGCCTCCGCCCAGCGGCCCAGTTCCAGCGTCTTCTGCCCGCTCAGGTTCCGCCGGTAATTGCTGCCCGGCCTCGCGGCGGCGATCCTCGCGTCCCACCACTCGATCATCTCCGCCTGTTCCCTCGCCGCGCTCGCGTCGTAAGGCTTCGCCTCGCGCAACGCCGCCTCGCCGAAGAACGGATACTCGCGCCGGATCAACTGCCCGTTCTTCACCGCCTCGTTGCGGTAACGCTTGACCCGATCCACCACGGCGGCCCACGACACCCCGCGGTTCAGCACCGCATACTCGCGCCGCTTCCCTTCCACCACCCGCTCCTCGTAGTGGAACCCCAGCGCATCCGCCACCTGCTGCTTCGTCCTGCCCGTCAGCTTGCTCAGGAAATAGCTCGCGTGCGCCGGGCTGTCCATCGGCGTCGCCGTCGCATACACCGTGTGCCGCGCCTTCACCTCCTTGCTGAACGTCTCGCGCAGGCTTCCCGCGTTCTTGAGGTTCTGCGCCTCGTCGTAGATCACCACCCCGTATTCCTTCAGCGGCACCTTGCCCGCCGAGAGGTCGTTGTAAGTGATGAACTCCGTGCCCTGCGAGGGAATGCCGAACTTCACCCGGTCCGCCTTGAACCGGTTCTCGATGATCGGCTGGCTCTGCGTGACGATCAGGCTCGGCAGCTTCGTGCGGAGATTCGACTGGTGCGCGATGGCCAGTTCCGTGCCCGTCTTGCCCACGCCCGTGCCGTCCCCCAGCAGGTAGGCGCTCTTGCCGTCCTCGAACGCCGTCAGCGCGGCGTTGACGGCGAATCGCTGGACCTCGTCAATCCCGTGTCCTCCCGGCCCCGTATATTCGCCAGTGCGGACAAGCGCTCGGGGCGCTGGTAAATCTCGGAAGTCAACCACTCGAAGGCCTGGTCGTCGTGGACGGCCCGTTCCTCCCACTGCTCCAGAAAGCTGCGGTTCGCGTCCAGCGGCGCCAGTTCGATCGGCAAGTTCTCCGGTAATGGGGTCATAACGCTCGGCCTCCTCCTGTGGCGTCAACCGGTCGCGCAACGGCCACGCTTCCGTGAAGTAACGCACCTGTTCATACGCTGCGTGACGATACTCTGGATACGCGCCACCCGTCAAGGCTTCCATCCCCCTTGCGTAACTCGGGAAGTCCGCCGCGCCACCCTCCACCACGATGCCAGCGGCCTCGGTCATCTCCCGCATCACCGCCGGGTCCAGTTCACCCGCCGCCCGCTGTGCCATCCCCGGCAGTTCGCCCTGCGGCATCGCGAACACCTCGCCTCGCTCCGTCTCCGCGCTGCGCACGAAATTCCGGTGCACCCTCGTCAGCGCGTCCACCTGCCCTTGCAGGTAGCGCGCTCGCGCCGCCAGCGTCGGATGATGTGGATCCCACTGAAGCCGCTGCAGCACCGGCGCGAGGCTGCGTTGCAGCTCCGTCACCTTGTCCGCGATGGCGTCCGCTATGCGCCCGCTTTGCTCTTCCGAGATCGCCGTGGCCGTCTCTTCACCCAATACGGCTTCGGACGTTGCGAGCTTTCGAAGGTCGGCGGTGGATTCCCTCCGGCCTCGGTCAACAGCACGCTGCCGCCGGGCCTCGTTGTCACGCTGCTGCTGTCCGCGAATGTCTTCTTTTTGCGGCTCCCCGCTGAGTTGCTTCCGTAGTTCATCGGTTGTTATTTGAAGCCTCTGACGACGCTGAAGCAGTATAGGGTCATCCGGGAAGAATCGCAACTGTTCCTCTACATTCGCGAGTTGCTTTTCCATTTCCAGCAGATTGCCCCGCGCAAAGGCCACCTGACCGCGCGCCAGCTCCACCATCCCGTGCCCCACGTCAATCCCCGCCACCTGCAGCAGCGCCGTCTGGTAATCCGCCGGCAACCGCTCCGCGTCCGCCGTCGGCACGAACATCTTCCGCCCACCTCTCCCCTCGCGCACCTCGCCAAGCGGTTGCTCCCCGCTCCACACCTTCCCCTCACGCAAGCTCAAGCTCTTGTTGAACGCCTCCCAGTCCGCCGCCTCCTGCGCGAACGCCGTCGCATCCCGGTCCACCTTCACCGGCGGCCGCACCGCATCGTCCCACGCCCACGCGATCAACTCGTTCGTGTCGCGTGGCACCCCGCCAATCGGCGCGGCGCCCTGCCGCGCCTGCTCCTCGAACCCCTGCAACGTCCGGTCCGCCGTCGGCTCGCCTGCCTTGAACGTGCGCTGATACGCCTTCCGCAGCCGGTGATACGCGCTCATGTCGCCGGAATCCCGCACCGCGGCGATCTCCTCGAGCACACCGGCCAGCGCGTCATGCTCGCCGCCGCGGTCGAACCCCGCCACCACTTCACCGGCCCTCTTCCCCTTGCGCATCGCCGCCAAAGCCTCGTCCAGGTCCGGACCCGTCAACCCGCCGGAATCCTTGAGCGCATCCCGGAAGCGATACGCCCCCGGGTCCTCCTCCAGCGGCACCGGCTCGACCGGCTCCGCCCTGGGCGGACTCCATCGCTTCGGCTCTTCCGCCACCGCCCGGCGCTCGGCCGCCTCCCGTTCCATCTGCCGCTCCCGCGCCGCCAATTCCTCGCGCTCCCGGCGCAGTGCCGGCGCGGCTTCGGCCTCGCGGCGGGATTGTTCCTCCCAGCGCGCCTCCAATTCCTTGTTCCGCTGCGCTTGAGCCTGCGCCACCACCACCGCCGCTTGCTGCGCCTTGGCCTTGGCCTTCAACCGCTCCGCCGCCGCCAGTCCCTTCGCCCGATCGAAGATCGGCCCTCGACTCTCGACCTTCGGCGCTTCCACCTTGCCCGGCGCAGAGGAAACCCCGGCGGGAGGCTCGGCTGGTGCGCTACGAACGGGCGCGGTCGGAGAGGGGGATTCAATCGCTTTGTCGG